GTTACAAAGATATATGGCCCTCCAGGTACAGGGAAGACAGAAAAATTAATTAGAAGAGCTATGGCCTACATAAGAGTAGGTACTCCTGTAAATAAAATAGGTTACTTTGCATTTACTCGTAAAGCTGCGCACGAAGCAAGAGATAGAATGCTTAAAAAAAATCCTGAGTATAAAAAGAAACAACTTAGATACTTTCAAACATTACACTCTTTAGCTTTTCATAGTCTAGGACTTAAAGAAGAAAATGTTATGCAAGACTACCATTATAATGATCTTGGAAAAGAATTAAGTATAAGAGTCAATGCTAAAAAAGATGCAGATGCCTCACCTTACTTAACATGTGATAATGAATACTTTCAAATTATTTTAAAAGCAAAAGAAAAAGATATTTTAGTATGGGATGAGTATTGTACAGGAGAACATTCAACAAATGTAAAACCTGATTTGTTAAAACACATTGAAGCAAATTACAATCGCTACAAACATCCAGACATAAATAATTTAGTAGATTTTACAGATATGATTCATGACATTGTACAACAACCAGATAAAATTCCAAACTTTGATGTAGTGTTTATTGATGAAGCTCAGGATCTATCTCCAATACAATGGAAACTATATGACATATTAAAGTCTAAATCAAAAAATATTTATTTAGCGGGTGATGATGACCAAGCAATTTATGGCTGGGCTGGTGCAGATGTAGATCGATTTATTCAAGAACCTGCTACAGAAAAAGTATTATCAAAATCACGAAGGATTCCAAAAGCAGTGCAAGATGTATCTGAAATTATTACTGCACGAATCGCAGGACTTAGAGCAACTAAAAATTATTTACCAAGAGATGAAGAAGGATTATGCAGCAAAATCAATAGCTTAGAAAATATAGATCTTCACCACGATAATTGGTTGATATTAACTAGAACTTTATCTCGGGCCAAAGAAATATGTGATCTTTTAAAAGTAAAAGGTTTGTACTATGAGAACAGACATCAAAAAAGTTATAACACTAAACTTTACAAGGCAATTATTAATCATAGTAAATGGTTAAATGGTGAAGAGGTATCAGATACCGCATTAGAGGATATAAAAGAATACTTAGGCAATAGAGAACTTAAAAAAGATTTAAAATGGTTTGAATGTTTTGACAATGCACCAGCTGATGAAAAAATTTATATAAGATTAATGTTGTCAAATAAAGAAAGATTAAGTGATGAAGCACGAATTAAAGTATCTACCATTCACGCTGCAAAGGGAGGGGAATGTAAGAATGTAATTTTAGTGTTAGACAATGCTAAAAAGATAAGAGAAGCGGTTACTAAAAGTATAATAAAGCGTGACGAAGAGCACAGAGTATGGTATGTAGGTTGCACGAGAGCAAAAAGAAATTTATATTTAATGAGAGCAAAAATAGAACGAAAGGGATACCCACTATGACAGCAGAAGATATATTTAAAGAATCATTTCCACAGTACACTCAGGTAGGTGGAAATCACTATACAAAATTTCCAATACAACCTTATGAGTTTATTTCAAAGAATGATTTATCATTTTTTCAGGGCAACGTTATTAAGTACGTTTGTCGTTATCAGAGAAAAGGCGGTATTGAGGATCTTAAAAAGATCGTACACTATTGTCAGCTAGAGATGTTAAAAATTAATGACATGAAAAAGAAAAAATAATGCCAAAAAAATCTACTGTACGTAGAACAATTAAGTTTGCTAAAAATAAATTTAATTTAGAAATTTATCTTGGATTAGAAAAAGACCTTGCATGGGAAATATTTCCTCATGACTACACCGCAGCTCTATATGCGTTTAGTAACAAAGATAAGATGACTAAAATAATAGAAAACAAATACGTATACGAGGTAAAAAAATGATTAAGTACATACTAGAAAAAATATATCATTACTCAACAGCTTTAACTTCATGGTCATGGCAAAAATTATATGGAAGTAGAAAAAAAGGATATGGTTATAGAAAATGAAGATACCTTTATTTGAAGCACAAACTGAATGGAATGAACCGGAAGAATATCCGGATCTAAGAAAATACGACGAGATTGCGATTGACTTAGAAACAAAAGATCCAGATTTAAAATCTAAAGGTAGTGGATCTATTATAGGTAATGGTGAAGTGGTAGGCATAGCTGTAGCTGTACCTGGTAGAAAATTTTATTTTCCAATTGCTCATGGATCAGGGCCAAACATGAATCGTAAAAAAACTTTAGAGTGGTTTAAAGATATTTGTGAATCAGATGCAATAAAAATATTTCACAACGCTATGTATGATGTGTGTTGGATTAGATCTATGGGTCTTAAAATTAATGGACAAATAGTAGACACTATGATTGCAGCATCTTTAATTGATGAGAATAGATTTAGATTTGATTTAAATAGTTTGTCTTGGGATTATTTAGGTCATGGTAAAAATGAAGCTGCATTAAATGAAGAAGCCAAGTCTAGAGGACTAGATCCTAAAGCAGATATGTGGCAACTTCCGGCAATGTATGTTGGATCTTACGCAGAAAAAGATGCAGAGCTTACATTAGAACTATGGCAAATATTTAAAAAAGAATTAATACATCAAGACGTTGAGTCTATTTTTGAATTGGAAACTGATCTCTTTCCTTGTCTGGTAGACATGCGTTTCCTTGGAGTCCGAGTAGACGTTCAACGAGCTCATAAATTAAAGCAGCAGTTAACATTGCAAGAAGAAGAGCTCCTGCACAAAATAAAAAAAGAAACGCAAATAGACGTTCAGCTAATGGCTGCAAGAAGTGTTGCCAAAGTTTTTGATAAACTTGGTTTACAATACGAACGAACTGCAAAATCACAAGCTCCATCCTTTACAAAAAATTTTATTCAGAATCATAGTCATCCTGTAGTTAGGATGATTGCTCAAGCAAGAGAAGTTAATAAAGCTCATACTACTTTTATTGATACCATAATTAAACATGAACATAAAGGTAGGATCCATGCAGACATAAATCAAATAAGGTCGGATTATGGCGGAACTGTGACTGGTAGATTCTCATATTCAAATCCTAATTTACAGCAGCTTCCAGCCAGAAATAAAGATCTTGGACCTATGATTAGGTCTATATTTATACCGGAGGAAGGCCATACGTGGGGTTGTTTTGACTATTCTCAGCAAGAACCTAGGCTGGTAGTACATTATGCAGCTTTACACAAATTTCCATCAGTTAATGATGTAATAGATAATTATGAAAATGATACCTCGACAGACTTTCACCAGGTCGTAGCAGACATGGCAAAGATTCCAAGATCACAAGCCAAGGTAATTAACTTGGGTTTATTTTATGGTATGGGTAAAGCTAAACTCCAGGCAGAGTTAGGTGTATCAAAAGATAAAGCTGCAGAATTGTTCGATCAGTACCACGCTAAAGTTCCCTTCGTTAAGCAGTTAATGAATAGTGCTTCCAATCGTGCCCAAGAGCGTGGTCAAATTCGAACTCTCTTGGGACGATTGTGTAGATTTCATTTATGGGAACCAAATCAATTCGGTATGCATAAAGCATTGCCTCACGAAGAAGCACTCCAGGAACACGGACCAGGAATTAGAAGAGCATATACTTACAAAGCATTAAATAAATTAATTCAAGGATCAGCTGCAGACATGACAAAAAAAGCAATGTTAGATCTTTACAAATCTGGTATAGTAGCTCACATACAAATTCATGACGAACTATGTGTAAGTGTTAGAGATGAAGAACATGCAAAACAAATAGTTGATGTTATGGAAAATGCTGTAACTTTGGAAGTCCCCAACAAAGTTGATTATGAAAAGGGCAAAACTTGGGGAGATATTAATGGTTGATTATGGCTTATTTAAATGCAAACATACCAGTGCAATATGCACAGATAAGGAGAGAATATTTATATGATCTTAAAAAACATCACGGAGAAGTTGAAGACTGTATTGTCTTTGGTATTAGCTGTATGTCAGGTAGGGCTATCCTATGGCATGCAATTATGGAAAATGGTGCAATCTTTTATCGTCTCCCAATTACGGCTTTTATTCAACGTGGTTATGAACCCGAGTCTGTTCCCCATAAAAGACTTGATGAATTGGAACTTTGGAATTCTTTTAGTTATTACCCTGCTGTTACTAGTTATGATATTCTAGACGGTCAAGCAGGAAAATACATAGGCAAAGATAAGAAATGGCATCATGGTAAATACTTATTTACTATTGACTTTGCTCATCCAGAGAGTAACATAGTTGACACCGATCATTCGGAAATACCACACGAACATAAGTGTGCCCACATCATTGCCTTAGATGATGGCAATTTTGCAGCTCAACCTAACAACAGATGTATTTGGGACCTACCTTCATTTACAGTTAAAGATAATATTCCTGACTGGAAGGTACAAACGAATGAATGGAATGTAGAAGATACTGGTAAGTGGAAAACAGAAGACACTGACAATTTCTTTTACGAGATGGAGGAAAAGAAAAATGATTAATAATGGAATATGCATAGAATGTGGACATAGACATAGAGGAATTGCACAATGTAGTTTCTGCGATTGTGTATGGGAAACTATAAAATTAGTGGAGGACAACATGATAAAAAAAATTTGGAAAAAAATAAAAGAACTTTCTAAAAGATTAATGT